ATCACAGCAGTGCAGGCAGCCGGCATGGACACTCTCACAGAAGGTGACGCAGTGATGTTTGACCTAGAGACCACGGCCAAGGGACCAGCCGCAGTGAATCTATCCATCACACAGTGATCGCACACATAATAGCGTGGGCATTATGCCCACAGCACTGCGTGTAAATACGTTATGGCAATATCAATCAGTGGGGGCATAACGATCAGTGGGGGTGCAGTGGTGGGAGCGATAGCGGCCCCCGAAATCAACGTGGTGTTGGAACTGGACGCTGCTGCGTACTCGGCCATGCCCGCGGATGGCAGCGTGTTACCCGGCACAGGCAGTGCAGTTATAAACGTGCTGAACCCCAACAGCTCCATGACATGGCACAGCGCGAACGGGGGCATATTTCGAAAGACTTCTCAAGACGGTGCCGACTTCATGACATTTGGACCCAATTGGGCAACGGGCACACAGCCCTACACAGTGATGATGATATACAGATCGGTGGGCACCACCAGTGCAGAATCGGGCAGGCTGTTGAACGCCAACGACTACAGCCCAGACTGGTTGTTGGGATTATGGGGCAGCCCCGCCTATCTGCAGAACGTGTTCTATTCTGAGGGTTTCGTGGGCGGCAATGATCCCGCCGACGGGGGATGGCAGATGATATGGGCCACTCAAGATGGGTCGGGCGCTGCACAATCATTCGTGGCCAACACCGCGGCACCACAGTTGCACGGATCCGTGGACTCTGGCGCAAGCGGATTCAATCGATTGAGGTTGTTTGGTAGATACGCAGGAGACACTGCCAGTTCAGAAGTGCCCACGGCAGATGTGGGGTTGGTGAAAGTTTGGGACTCGGTGCTGACTCCGTCACAGATACAGACCCAGTGGAACACATACCGCAACAGATTTGGCTTGGTATAACAGCACAATATAACATCACATAACTTTCATCACTGTCCACGGTAATTAATATATGCGACTGTGGAAAATTTTTGTTATAGTTCTAATGGTAGGATTCCTATTAGAAGCAGTGGCAATTACTCAGCAACAGAAATACATCAATCGATTAGTAGAACGAGTAACCGAGCAGGACATCATGCAGACCATCATGGGTGATTGGATACTGCATCTCAACGAGCAGTTACACAGTAAAAATAATCACATATAACAACCATTACCAAAGGTTGACACATTACCTAGTTGTGTTACAATATCCATACAAACAAAAGAGAAACACAAATGAACAATTTGTTTACATACAAAAATCTAGCCATTGCTGTAGTGGTAGCATTCGTTGCCATAGTGGGCTACTATGCTCTGAAGCCAAAAGCGACAGTGGCACCAGCGGCTAAACCAGCAGTGACGGCTCCAGCTCAACCTGCAGCACCTGCCAAGAAGTAATCACACAATCAGTGTACAGGGTCAGATCGATCCTGTACACAAGCTATATCCTTATTTTATTTTTATTTGCCAAACCATCGTCGAGCCACCGGTGTTGAATGTTTTAAACACCACATGGTCCACTCTCGATCAGTAAATTTTGCTCGAACCACAATCCGGTCTGGTTCAAAAGCAATATCACAAAGATTCTTCATGTATAATTCCTGCACATGTGGGAAATGTGCGATCCACCCTTCGAAAAGTATTTGTGCCTGAAATGTATCTTCGTATGAGCCCGCTGTTTTTAATTCACCTATGATTCTCGGTGTTCCGTGTCGTTTCATAGCTCTTTATCGATAATAAGAGATCCGTGTACTCGCACACGAATGTGGCCATTGTAATATTGATCTGATTCCAACACCCTCCTTGCAAACTGTTCGCGAGCTTCCACGTAATTGCATTCTGCTTTGCTCTTGCAATAATAAAGTATTTCTCTTCGAAATTGGTCTCTGCCCAAAGATTCTACATCTTTGCTCAATTGATCGCTGCTGCCATAATAGTCCTGCCAATCGCTGTCCACTACCCCGCGTATCTTTTTACGCACTCGCTGGCCATTCTTCTGTGTGTGCATGCGATATCGAGTGGTCTTGAATCGAGCCAGCTTCTTGCCCACATACATCCTGCCACTGACCGTGTTGGTGATCAGATAGACGAATCCCACGCAATCTGCTGGTAATTGATCCACCGGTTCATTTTTATAAATCCACTGCATGGTAATATTTAAACTCAAGAATCCTCCAATAATAATATACGCATATTATATATACGTGAAACAGGCACTTTAAAAATCAAATCAATTTTTCTTAGGCACTATAGCGTTTTTGGTAAAACAGTGAACTACTCCGATGGTGCGAACCGGTAGGCGGCGAATCACTTGACGCAACAGGCAAATGATGGAGCTCTGGGAAACAGATCCAACTCCAGGCACCTGCAGGATTATCATACAAAGATTGCAGATGCTCGCGTTGCAATGAATGAGCGAACGGGTACAGCGCAACCGCCCGACGCAAGTAGCGATGTATGATGACTGCGAACTCACCACATGCCGGAGTTCAAGTTGATTCGGCTGGAAACAGCCGAATTATGACTGCTCATCTACCACATACGGCGCGAGTTGCTGACGCAACACGCTTAATATCAAATAAAAAAAAACGAAACGAGCGCAAGCGAGTTTCAGATGTGCTTCGCACATCTTTTGGGCCGCAACTGTTAAAAGAATGGCTGCCCGGTCTTCTTGGTGGTCTCTAGATTGTCTTTCACTATATCACTAACGATAGCACGCTCATTGGCACTCATGTTTAAGGCTTCTTGGTAAGTCACTCCACCGCGCATGTACCAGCAGATCTTTAATAATTCGTGTTTGATGCTCTTGCCTTCATTGTCGAGATCTTTCAGATATCTTATGATGTCAGATTCCGAGAGTGAGAGTAGCTTTATACGAAAAAATTTGCGTTATCAAAAGTGATCGGCACTTCGTAGGTGGCAGGCACGCCGGCTTTGATCTGCTCTTCGGTGGCCTTGATTTTGATAGGTTTGATTGAACCCTGCTGTCTTATGTCGGCCAGTTTATTTTCCAACTCCTTGATCAGTTTGGCATCTGCGTTCTGGATGAATTCTTTGATCTGTGCTCTGTCGGTAACGGACTCCCCCGCGGGCAGGGTAATTTTTTCTATGTTGCTGACCAGCAGATCCATATTGAGTTTGCTCAGCACATGGAAGCTGTCTGTGAATCTTCGTGTCTTTTCTTCGGCGGTCATCTCGCTCTGGGAGACCTGTGCATAGATCCTCTGTTGCTCAAATGTTTTCAACTGTGAATCGGTGATCTGTTTGTAAGTCAGCGGATTGACCTGCACTGTCAATCCTCCCTGTAATGTGCATTGATCAGTGATCTGGTCTCTGCGTAATTGATCCAACATCTGAGGCAGATTCACCGTGTGGGTCACTGTTTCGCCGGTAACCGGCACCCCTGAAGTGATGTCCATGGTCTCACCATAGCTCGCAATCCTGATAGCGATCAACACAGTGTCGATGTCATAGTTCACCAATTGCCATGGATCCAATACAGTGGGAATACAGCTCTTGATCACATCCACGGTGGCCTGTCCACTCATCATGCTGTCCGGTGTGCGGAATGCCAATTCGTCCATGGCAGTCATGGGCAACACCTGATGTTCGCCTGTGACTGTTTGTTGCACCACATCAGCAGGATAGTATTTGCCTTTGCTGGGCAATTGTATGCTGATTTGCGGCTGCCTATAGTAGCGTTTTAATGGGTTAGTGTTTTCTGTCATTTTTATGTTCTATAAATATACATTATAATGTATATGTCTGTCTATATTTATATGGGCATATTTTAGGGGTTTTTAAAGCATGGACGAAGCAGAAATCAAGCGTATTATAGAGCAGCAGGGCAAGTCAATGAGCGACGTTATGTCCAAGCTCATCAAAGATCTAAAAAGAAGCGGCCTTTCCGAATCCGAAATTAAACGATTAAACCAAGCCCTAAAAGATGAAACCAAAACATTAGGATTACAAAAAAATGCATTGACCAAAGCGAACACTGCTATCGACGAGTTTACCAACCAACAACTTAAATTAGCAAAAGCCAGTCAAAGCGTAAATGAAAAATTATATCAACTGGCCAGCAGCACAGGACTCAGTGTTGTACAGTCACAAAAGTTCGCCGATCGAGCAGAAGCCGCTGGTGATGTTCTAGGAAAATTAGGCAAAGCTGCTGCCACAGGTTCTGGCAAGATCGATGACTTCACATCGGCGTTCAAGGGAAGACTGGGCGGAATAGGTGATGGCATCTCCACGGTCGGCACAAGCCTACAATCAAATGTCGACACATATCGAACACTGAGTTCGGTGGGAGCGTCATTTGGACAGAACCTTGTGGAACTGAGAGAGACTGCTCGATCCGCTGGATTACCTTTGACAGATTTTACAAAATTAATAGAGAACAACAGTCAAAATCTTGCTGCACTGTATGGTAGTACCACGCAGGGAGCCAAACAATTTTCCAAACTCAGTGAACAATTTAGAGCCACCAGCAACGATTATCTTGCACCATTGGGTTATACAGTAAATGATCTAAATGAAACGTTACTGACCAATTTAACTCTGCAAAGAAGAACAGGCACGTTCGTGGAAGGAGCTGATCAACAACAGATAGCCAGTGCCACTGCACTAGCAGTTGAATTAGACAAGTTGTCCAAATTGACAGGTCAGCAAAGGGGGGCTCTATTGAAACAAATGGAAGCTCAGATGAATAATGAAAAATTCTTGGCATTCTTGAGTGGACAAACCGATGAAGCTCGACAAAGATTACAAGGATTCACAGCAGCAGTGGGAGGATTGGCCCCGGGTCTAGCAGAAGGGTTCCAAGATTTAATAGCAAACGCTGGTGTACCAGTGACTCAAGCATCCAAGATGTTGATAATGAATATACCAGAAGCTTCTAAAATAATTCAAGAGCTGACAGCAGGTACAATTAATTCTCAACAAGCCATGTTGCAATTAAAAGATGCTGCTGATAGAAGTAACAAATCTTTAAAAGGGGTTGCACAAACAGGACAGGTAGAATTTGCTCGACTATACGGCGAAGTTAACAAATTAGCTACCGCTAAACTAGATGAGACAGCAGTCACCGAAGAAGCTGTTAAAAGACAGAATGCTCTAACAAATTCTCTAAATCAATTCCAAGATGCATCTAAAAGATTAAGTGCAAGTTTCCAAAGTCTTGAAACAGGCTTCTACGCATTCTTTGGAGATATCATAGGCAAAGGCACCAGCGGTATCAGCGACAGTATAAAATATTTAGGTCGCACAGTGGATGGCATGAGCAACACCAGCAAAGCATTGGTATACACAGGCACAGCATTGAGCAAATTTGTTTTGGATAAAACCATGCAGGCTGCTGTGGTGTTTGCAGGAACCTATCAAGCATTGAAAGCAGCAGGAGTAGGAGGACCGGGAGGAGGACTCGGTACTAGTCTAGCCGGAGGCGGTGTTGGAGGAGCAGGAGGAGGCAAATTAGGAAAATTAAAAACAAATGCGATATCAGGATTTAAAATAGGCGCACCCATGGTGGTTGGGGGCATACTAACAGATTCATTGGCCAGTGCTGCAGGCAAAGACACAGAAACAGGCAAAGCATTAGATGTATTAGGATCAACACTAACAGGTGCCGGAACAGGCGCCATGTTGGGATCAATATTTGGACCACTGGGCACCACCATCGGCGGAGTTGCCGGAGGACTGCTTGGCGGGGGAATGGCAGCATACAACAACAGGAGCAGAGCCACAGGAACATTTGGAGAAACAGGATTACCATTTGAAACAAAAACTTCTAGTCTCAAAGTGCATGCTGGCGAAAGAGTGTTGAATCCTCAAGAAACTGCTGCCTATAATGCAGCAGGAGATAACACAGGCATGGGTGACTTGGCTAGTAGCATGTCTCAATATCATATTACCGCAAAAGAGATGTTGGAACAACAAAAGTCCACCAACGAACTATTAAATAAGCAAGTTGCACTAGCAATAGCAATGGAAAAAAATACCAAGAAGACTTCCAAAATGGTTGATAAAGTGGGGCCTTCTCTAGTATAATAAGTGAATAATATATGAGCTGGAAAAAATATTTTAAAGAACCCACAGCGTCTCCTATAAGCGGTGACAAGACTCCCAATTTCGCAAAGAGGAATTACTCATCCTATTTGCCAGATGTTTATACTGGACATCCAAACAGAGTACAAAGATATTTCCAGTATGACCAAATGGACACAGACTCTGAGATCAATGCAGCACTGGACATCTTAGCAGAATTTTGTACACAAGGCAATGAAGAGAACAACACACCATTTGATCTTGTGTTCAAAGACGACATCACAGAAACCGAAGTAAAATTATTAAAAAAAGCCCTGCAACAGTGGACCAGATCTAATAGATTTGAAAGAAGAATATTCCGTATTTTTAGAAATACCTTAAAATATGGAGATTGTTTCTTTGTGAGAGACCCAGAAACCGACAAGTGGTTGTACATGGATCCTGCGAAGATTGATAGGATCATTGTGAACGAGTCTGATGGCAAAGTGCCCGAACAATACATCGTTAGAGACATCAATCCTAATCTACAGAAACTATCTGCCACACAGATATCTCCCAATCAGCTGTATGGCGGCAGTGCCACAGGAGCGTACCAACAGAACTATGCAGGTGCAGGTCAGGGCATGAACACCAGCTATCCGACCAGCGGGTCGGGTGGTAGATTCTACAGAACCATGAACCAGTATGCTATCAATGCCGAGCATGTGGTGCATATGAGTCTATCAGATGGCATGGACAATCTATTCCCATTTGGTCAATCGGTGCTGGAACAAGTGTTCAAAGTCTACAAACAAAAAGAATTATTAGAAGATGCAATCATTATCTATCGAGTACAGAGAGCACCAGAGCGAAGAGTATTCTATATCGATGTGGGTAACATGCCAACACACCTAGCGATGCAATTTGTTGAACGAGTTAAAAACGAGATCAATCAAAGAAGGATCCCCAGCACATCGGGCGGGGCGAGCTTTATTGATGCCACATACAATCCAATGAGTATCAATGAAGATTACTTCTTCCCACAAACAGCAGAAGGTCGCGGATCTAAAGTGGACACATTGCCAGGAGGAACCAACCTAGGTGAGATTGACGATTTAAGATTTTTTACTAATAAATTATACAGAGGATTAAGGATCCCGTCTTCTTACCTACCCACAGGTGCTGATGACGGTGCTCAGCAGTACAACGACGGTCGAGTGGGCACGGCATATATTCAAGAATTAAGATTCAACAAGTATTGTGAAAGATTACAGAGTTTAATTGCTCCGGTGTTTGACGAAGAATTTAAACTATGGATTAAAAACAAAGGTTATACATTAGACAACAGCACGTTTGAAATCAAATTCAACCCACCACAAAACTTTGCACAATATAGACAGACAGAAATGGATCAAAGCCGAGTGGGCACATTTGTACAGATAGCAGAACTGCCTTACATGTCAAAAAGATTTGCATTAAAAAGATTCCTAGGATTATCTGAAGAAGAAATGGCTCAAAACAGTACCCTGTGGGCAGAAGAGAATGCAGTGGCACAGAAAAAACAAACTAAAACCACTCAATTGAGATCAGCAGGCATCAGCCAATCAGGAGTGCAATCAGATCTAGATCAATTTGAAAACCCAACACCCGAAGAAGGAGCCCCAGCACCAGGCGCACCAGGCACTACCGTAACACCAGGCGCACCCACAGGCGGTACCACACCAGGCACCACGCCCGGCGGCGGAGCCACCGTCTAAGGCTTAAATAGCATTATGTACTTGAAAGAAATGTGGTCATACGGCCCGCAAGGATTTGAACAGCAAAAAAACTATAATGCAGAGGACGATATTTCTGTGATGGATACCACAGATACCAGAAAAACTCGTTTAAAACTTTGTGACATTAATAAAATGCGACTTGCCAGTGAAGCACACGATCAGGAACAAAGAGAACAGGCAGAATTTGTACAAAAGATGTATGGACAGCCTGCTGCAGCCGAAGATAATCTATCACTTTAACATAAACCATGTCCAATAGAGCATTTGTACTGGGCAACGGAGAATCACGCCGAGGTATCCGAATTGCCGATTTAAAGCAACACGGCACTGTTTTTGCTTGTAATGCTGTGTATAGGACCGAAGAGCCCGACTATCTCATAGCAGTGGATCCTAAAATGATATTGGAGATAGCCGAAACCGAATACCCCAAAACACACGAAGTATGGAGCAACTATAATCATCAGTATGAGAAGAGTGAGAATGCCAAAAATTACATCAAATGGTTCAAACCCAGCCTGGGGTGGAGTTCGGGCCCAACTGCTCTAAAAATGGCAGCTGACAAGAAATTTCTAGAGATCTACATGTTAGGATTTGATTACCAAGGACATGCTCGAGGAGACAACAGCAAAATGTTTTCTTTTAATAATGTGTTCAAAGATACTCGCAATTACAAAAAGAGCAGAGAAGAAGCCACATACTACGGCAATTGGATGAACCAAACCAAAAAAGTGCTAAACGATTACCCAAATATACAATTTTTCCGTGTAATACCTAAAAATTGGTTTAAACCACACGATTTGGAGTTTAGCAAGAACTTTAAACACCTAGATATTGAAGAATTCCTAAAGATACATAATATACAGATACAGATATAGTACTAGTCAAAAACCCCTGTTTTTGAGCCAAAAGTACCGCTTTATTTCGCCGGTCGCTTAAATAATACACTTTATAAAGTATAAAACAACTTGCCAACAAGGAGCACGTGCAATGACACAATCAACAAACAAGTTCGAGCAATTGCTTGAATTATTAATCAACGAAGAGAATGACAAAGCGCAAGCGCTATTTCATGAAATCGTTGTAGAAAAATCTAGAGACATCTATGAAGGTTTAGCAGAAGCTGAAACCAAAGAAGAGTCTAAAGAAGAAGTTAAAGAAACAGAAAAAACTGCAGAAGTTAAAGAAACTGAATCAAAAGACGAAACAGTTGACGAAACAGTTGAAATTGAAGAAGACAACAACGAAGAAGAATCAATTGAAGAAGTTGGTGGCGATGCTACTGATGATTTAATTGCCGATGTTGCAGCCGACGAAAAAGGTGAAGCTGAACACGGTACCGAAGAACACGGTGAAGAACACGGTGAAGAACACGGTGATGCAAATGTTGAAAACAAAATCGTTGACTTAGAAGATGCTTTAGAAGAATTAAAAGCAGAATTCGAAAAAATGATGTCTGGTGAAAAAGGTGAAGAACATGCTGACACAGAAGAAGCAGCAGTTGTAGCACAACCAGCTCAGGAAGCTCAAGCCGAAGTTGCAGTAGCTCAAGAAGCTAAAAAAGATGACATGAAAAAGGAAACTGTAAAAGAATACAAGATCCAGAAGTCAGCTGACAACAAAGGTGGAGATGACAAATCAGCAAAATCACCAATCGTTGATGCAGGAACTAAAATGGGACAAGGCTCTAAAAACATCGCTCAAGCAGATGTTGCTAAAGAAAAAGCCAAAGTGCCAACTGCTGAAAAAATGGGTGACTTTGAAAACACACCAGGTAAAGATAAAGCAACTTCTTACAAAAAAGAAGTAAAAGCTGATCATAAAGATGGTGGTGATAAGTCAGCATCTAAATCTCCAATCGTTGCTGCTAAGAAGTAAGCAATAGAAAAGAGAACAGGGAGCGAAGATGGGATTATACCTAAGAGAACATTTAACCTACGATCAGGCCAGGATGGAAGTCTTGCACGAAGGCAAGGAAGGCAAGGACCTTTACATGAAAGGGATTTGTATCCAGGGCGGCATTAAAAATGCCAATCAGAGAGTTTACCCAGTTACTGAAATTCAGAAAGCTGTAAAAACTCTTAATGATCAGATCACATCGGGTTATTCTGTTCTGGGGGAAGTAGACCATCCCGATGATCTAAAAATTAATTTGGACCGTGTTAGTCACATGATTACTGATATGTGGATGGACGGTCCAAATGGATACGGCAAGATGAAAATCCTGCCAACACCAATGGGCCAACTAGTGAAAACTATGTTAGAGTCTGGAGTTAAACTAGGCGTGTCAAGCCGTGGTTCTGGAAACGTTTCAGAATACGGTGGAGGACAAGTCAGTGACTTCGAGATCATAACTGTGGACGTAGTGGCACAACCTTCAGCACCGGGTGCTTACCCAACTGCAATTTACGAACATTTGTTGAATACAAAGGGCGGAAATAAAGCAATGGGTCTGGCTGCTGAGATTAGAGATGATAAAAAAGCACAGAAGTACCTTAAAGAGGCACTAACCAACATAATAAAGGACCTAAAATAATGTTTGACGCAATATCAAAACTTGTTGAATCCGGTGTTATTGGAGAAGAAACTCAAAAAAATATCCAAGAAGCTTGGGAAAACAAAGTTAAAGAAAACAAAGAGCAAGCTGCCGCTGAACTTAGAGAAGAATTTGCTAAGAGATACGAGCACGACAAAAACAACATGATCGAAGCCATCGACAAAATGATGACCGATAAGTTGAGCGAAGAAATCACCAAGTTCGTTGAAGACAGAAAAGCACTTGCAATGGAAAAAACAACATACAAAGAAAACGTAGGCGCACACTCTGCAAAATTAGAATCATTTGTAATGAACAAATTAGCGGAAGAGCTTACAGAACTTAATGTTGATAGAAAGAGTGTACACGAAAACTTCTCTAAATTAGAAGAATTTGTGGTGAGTGCTCTTGCTAAAGAAATCAAAGAATTCCACGAAGACAAAAAATCTGTAGTGGAAACCAAAGTTAAATTAGTAAAAGAAGCCAAAGAACAAATGAAAAAACTAAAAGAAGCTTTTATTACTAAATCTGCCAAAGTGGTTGAAGACGCAGTGACTAAAAAATTGAGTGAAGAATTAACTCAATTAAAAGAAGACATCACTGCTGCTAGACAAATCAACTTTGGTAAAAAAGTTTTCGAAGCCTTCGCTTCAGAATATCAATCTTCTTACTTAAATGAGAAGAGTGAGACTGCTAAACTATTAAAAGTAGTTGATGAGCAGATGCTGAAAATTGCGGAAGCTAAGAAATCCATCGATGAGAAACAAGCGGTGATTGAATCCAAGGAGCAAGAAATTGCTAGATCTAAAGATTTGATGGAACGCAAGGAAACGATGGCTGAGTTGCTCAAACCATTGAGCAAAGACAAAGCAGACGTTATGAATCAATTGCTTGAATCAGTTCAAACAAAAGATCTTAAATCTGCTTACGCGAAGTATCTTGCTCCAGTGATGGACGACAAGTCAACTGCTACTGCTGGTAAGAAAGTAATTTCTGAAGCCAAAGGTGACAGATCAGTGAGAGAAGATGCTGACTTAACAAATATCCGCAAATTAGCGGGTATTCAACACTAAACAAAAAGGGAAA